CTTTAAAAATTCTCCGGGGGTGATATTTTGGGATTCTTAATGATATTTTCCCGGTGCTTTTGATGAGGGTACTATGGCTTTTGGACTTAGAGATGCCCCTGATTTACCAGGAATCAGCTCCAAAACAAAAATGTGGAACTCCAGCTATAACCACAGTCTCCTTTCTCTCACGAAAGTCATGGTATTCTCATCAAAAGCATCTGAAAACTATTGTAATTCTATATTTAAACAAGGAGAAACAGGAGGCAAACACATATGAAACGGACCACAATGTCTGCAGATCAGTACTCAGACAGCCCTGCCGCAACTACTAAAGCCAGAAAACTTCAAATGGCGGCCAAAGCTGAGCGTCTTGCAGAGAAAAAGCTGGAGGACGGAACCGCTTCATCTCAGTTAATCATCTATATTCTCAGTCAGGCAAGCCAAAAAGAGGAACTTGAGAAGAAACAACGCGAAGCTGACATAGCTCTTAAGCAAGCTAAGGTTGATGCGATCAAATCCTCTTCTGAAATTAAAGACATGTTTGAAGAAGCTATGCGAATGTTCAAGACTTACCATGGAGACGAAGAGGATGCCTAGGACTTATAGTGAACTGATCCAGATTCCGACCTTCCTTGAGAGGTACAAGTACTTACGAATCGGCGGAAGAGTCGGTGAAGAGACGTTTGGCTATGACAGATATTTGAATCAGGCATTCTATCAGTCTTACGAATGGCGCCGTCTCCGTCACGAGATTATTGTGAGGGACATGGGCTGCGATCTAGCATTCGAAGGCCGTGAGATCTTTGACAGAATCCTAATTCACCATATGAACCCAATAACGGCAGAAGATATTCTCAGGCATTCAGACGATGTTTTGAATCCTGAGTTTTTAATTTGTACATCTAAATTAACACACGATGCGATACATTACGGCGACGATAGTATTCTCTATCAGGATCCGGTTGAAAGAAAGGCTGGTGACACATGCCCATGGCGATGAATAACGATTACTTAGCCCACTATGGCATCTTAGGAATGCATTGGGGAGTCCGTAGATTTCAGCCGTATCCTAAGGGCTATACTGGTAAGGGCAAGTTTACTGGAAAAGATAAAAGAGAGAACAGAAAGATATTTGTGTCTGGCAGTTCTAAAACGCAGGATCGTAAATCAGGATATTACAGACGAAAGTTGCCAGAAGCAGTTCGAGAAGATCTTAAAAGCCATATGTATGCTGGCAACAAGATATTAGTTGGTGACGCTCCAGGAATAGATAGACAAGTACAAGATTTTCTTAAAGAGAATAAATACGACAACGTCGAAGTATACAGTTCCGGTAAAGAAGCAAGGTACAAAGCGGACGATAATTGGAAATCAAATTTTGTAGATGCTTCACAGTATAAAGAAGGGTCCAAGGAATGGCTAGCTGAAAAAGATAAAGCTATGGCAAGAGCAGCGGACGAAGGAATTGCCGTTATTCTTGACAAAGGAGCAAGCGCAACTAGACGAAATATTGAGCGCCTAATGTCGTCCGGAAAAGAAGTAACCGTGCTTGAATTACAGAGCGCTGGCGAGCAAGCTGACAGGGTTCTTGACGAAATTGGTAAAAGAAAGATTTCTGTTATGGTTAGACAAGAGAATGTGCGTTCCGAGTATAGTGAAAAGTATGACAACTTTATGCAGGACTATGAAAGAGAATTTAGAAAGCGAGCACAAGAACTTGTTAAGAATGATCCTAAGCTTAAAAAGTACGATATTTTCGGAGACGGGAAATATTGGGATGATGGCGCGATGATTAGAGCGACCAATGACAATAAGCTAAGAGAAATCGAGGACGAATTTAGCAAAAACATGCATAGAGCCCAACAAGATGAATACGCTCTTATAACTAGGGCGTATCAAGATGGAAGATCTATAAGTGAACAGTATGACAAGGACGTTCTTGAGGCAAGACAAGATCTAAGAGACTCCAAGCGTCAATATGAAAATGCTGTGAAAAGAGGAGATCCATTTGCAAGCGCCTACAAAATTACATACGATGGCGACGAAAGGTATTTAAAGGGGCTTCTTAACGAAGTTAAGAAAGATATGGAGCAGACCAGCAGGGAAATTTTCTCTTCTAAGGAACGTGGCTTATCTGCTGAGAAAATTGCGGACGAATTAAATATGTCGAAGTACAGGGTCGAAGATTATTTGAATGACGATGCTTTAAAGAGGAACTACAAAAAGTCCGCGTCAAAGAAAGAACGCCCAAGAAAGGAACAGCCACTGTATTCCGAGGCGGATTTAAATAGAGTAGAATCTCTGCGAAGACAAGGCAAGACGTTGAAAGAGATATCCAAAGTGACCGGCATTAATATGGATGCTGTGAATGATCTTCTTTATGACGCTGGATTGGAATTCAAATGACTTTAAACAACTAGAAACAATTAGGAGGAACATACAAAATGACAGATCCAAAATACGGGATTCCACAACTTAAGAAGTTTCCGCTTCCAGATGCTAGGCACGTGAGATCCGCGATTAAGTTCTTCAATTATGTTCCTCCTAGATACGAGAAGCAACTTGCTGCAGCGATCTTAAGACGTATGAAAGAGTACGGCATTTCTTTTGATGACTTTACAGTAGGCGACGAGAACAGATTCAAAAGGTATATTCCTAAATCGCAATTATCTCATAGCGCGTTCATAAATAATAATGGATATTTAGTTTTTAGAAGTTAAAACTATTGGGATGTAGCTCAGCTCGGTATAGAGCGGTGGCCTTATAAGCCATGTGTCATGAGTTCAAATCTCATCATCCCAATTTCATATAGAATAAACATTACCGTGCACATTTAAAGATGGTTTTATCTATCGGTCTTAATACATTTACTATCATTCGATTTACCTCCCTTGAAAGTGAATAAATAGTTCCGCTGCCACAATTGCCATAGTAGGTCCGCAGATAAGACCACCTTTAAATGTGCACGGTTATTTTTATGAAAGGAACATCAAAATGGACAGTATTCTTAATTCAGTTAAAAAGAAGCTGGGAATACAAGAAGACTATACCCACTTCGATGAGGACATCATCATGGACATTAACTCGGTCTTCATGATTCTTAACCAGCTTGGCGTAGGTCCTGATGAGCCTTTCACGATAGAAGACGAGGACACATATTGGGATGACTTTATAGATAACACAAGAATTGAAGCCGTGAAGTCTTACATGTACATGAAAGTAAGACTTATGTTTGATCCTCCGACATCTGGATTTCTTGTCGATAGTTTAAATAAACAAATCGCCGAACTTGAATGGCGAATGCTTGTGCAGGCTGAAACTCCTAAACTTCCAGAAGCCGACATGAGCGGGATATATGTGAGTGAGTGAGGTAACTAAAATGGCATACATAGACAATTATGGTAACTTAGTTACCTATGAAGATAGTTATAGCCTGGAACTCTATCATCACGGAATTCTTGGCATGAAACATGGCAAACGCAATGGCCCTCCTTATCCATTAAGCCGTGGAGCACATTCTGCAGCAGAACGAAGAGCTGGATGGACAAAGAGCCTTGCAAGTGTTGCTAAAGCCACTGGCAAAGGCGTTGCAAGAGGCGTAGTTGGAACCGCTAAAGGCGTTAGAGCTGTTGCAAGAGGAACAAAGAAAGCTCTTATTAGAGTTAACCTTTATCCGAAGAAGCTTATGTCTGCACAGGATATTGCAGACAAGGTCGAAAGACTTAGACAGGAAGATGAGTTGAAAAGAGCGATGGGCAAGCTTACCGCTGAGGATAAGCTGAATCAAAAGATTAAGCAGAAAGACGCCATGAGAGAAGTTGTCAAACAAACTCTTTCACAACTTCTTCCTGCAATTGGAAAAGATGTCATCATTCGGCAGATTCAGAAGAATCAGGACATGAAATACGAGATTCAAAAGAAAGAAGAAATGGCCGACATCGATATGGCAAATGAACAGAGCAAGAAAGTTTGGCAGGATATTTATGACGATGCCCGTGCTGCTGGTAAATCTGCCGCAGAAGCGATGAAACTAGCTAATAAAGGCGAGGGTAAAGACGTCAATAAACTTACACCTAAAGAAAGCAAGAATAGTGAAGCAAAAGAACGAGATAAGAAAGTTTGGAACGATCTCTATGAAGATGCTCGCGCTGCCGGTAAGTCAGCGTCGGAAGCTCGCAAAATAGCCGATTCTGGTAAGTCCGATATTGCTGCTAGGCCTAAAGATAGTAATAACGGTAAAGGCGGAAAGCAAGGATTCGATATCGATAACGCTACTACGAAAGATATTTACGAAACTGCGAAAGCAAATGGGTTTACTGCAACAGAAGCGGCTAAGATGGCCAGAGATAGAGATGACAGTGCTTTAAAGGGTCTATTTGGAAAATCGTCAAATGGTAACAACGAAGGAAACGGCGGAAAGAAAAATAGGAACAAAAATGATGCGTCTAGTGATGAGTCAAACGGTTCTTATGAAAGATATTTAAACGCTGCTTTAGCTAAAGGCGCTGGACAAAGAGAGGCGGAGTATCTCGCAAGAAGAAGGCAAGAAACAGTTACGCAGGCTGAATTAGATGCCGCGTACGCAGAGAATAAGAAGGTAACAGCTAATAGAAAGCGAGAAGCTACCATTGAACGTAATGCAATGGTTAATGGCGCAACAGAAGCTCTTATAGCTAATAGAAAAGGCACTTATAAAGAGAAAAGTGCTCAGGAAAGATTGAAGACTGCTATCGATTCAGAGCTCGACAGAACCATTGACGCTATTAGAGAAAATGGCGGAAAGGACATTTCTGTATTTAATGGTACTATATCATACAAGAACAAAGAAGGAAAAGAGCGATTTAATCATTACGCAGATAGAGCTGCCGACGATCTTGAACGGCGCATGAAAGAAGAACGTAAGAAAGGCTAATAAATGTTATCAAACACTGCAACTCCAAGATACTACGGCGCGTTCCGGGAGGCTGTAATTAGAGGCGAAATCCCGGTATGTGAAACCATAGAGCTTGAGATGAACAGGATTGATAAGCTTATAGCTGATCCGAATGTCTACTACGACGATATGGCAGTTGAAGGTTGGGTAGCGTATTGTGAAAACGAGCTCACCTTAACTGACGGATCTGACATGTTCCTTCTTGATTCTTTCAAGCTCTGGGCTGAAGAGATATTTGGATGGTACATATTCGTCACAAGATCCATTTACGTGCCGGGACCTCATGGAGCGCCTGGACACTACGAACTTAAGAAGATTAAGAAGCGTCTTACCCAGAAACAGTTTCTAATAGTTGGGCGAGGCGCTTCTAAGTCTACTTATGCTTCAACCATACACAGTTATTTTCTTAATATTGACACATCTACAACTCATCAGGTTGCTACTGCCCCTACGATGAAGCAGGCCGAAGAGGTATTGTCGCCTATTAGAACTTCTATAATAAGATCTAGAGGACCTCTATTTAAGTTCTTAACGGCAGGATCTGTTCATAGCACAAATGGACATACTGCGAATAAGACTCACTTAGCGTCAACAAAGAAGGGAATCGAAAACTTCTTTACAGGTTCACTTCTTGAAATAAGGCCTATGAGTATTGATAAGCTTCAGGGTCTTAAAGTCAAGGTAGCATCGGTTGATGAATGGCTTTCTGGTGACACAAGAGAAGATGTTATAGGTGCTATAGAGCAGGGTGCATCAAAACTTCCGGACTATTTGATCCTTGCAGTGTCGAGTGAAGGTACTGTAAGAAACGGCCCCGGCGATGATGTAAAGATGGAGCTTATGCAGATCCTAAAGGGCGAGTATAAAGCTCCATATGTGTCAATTTGGTATTATAGACTTGACGATAAAAAGGAAGTTGCTAATCCCGCACTCTGGGTTAAGGCGAATCCTAATATTGGAAAGACAGTTTCGTATGATGCATATCAGCGTGACGTTGAAAAAGCAGAACATAGTCCTTCACAGCTTAATGATATTTTAGCTAAGCGTTTCGGTATCCCTTCAGAAGGTTTCACATACTTCTTCACATACGAAGAAACTCTTTGTCATAAGAAAAAGGGAAACTATTGGCAGATGCCGTGTAGCATGGGTGCTGACCTTTCACGCGGTGATGACTTCTGTGCATTTACATTTCTGTTTCCTCTTCCGTACGAGAAATTCGGAATCAAAGTTAGATCTTACATTACTTCCAATACTCTAGCAAAACTCCCAGGTTCGATGAGAAGAAAATACGACGAGTTCATAGCTGAGGGAACACTTATTGTTCTTGACGGAACTGTTCTTGACATGACCGAAGTGTACGAGGATCTAGAGAAGCATTACCTTGAAATGCAGTACGATATTCGCACGTTTGGTTACGACCCGTATAATGCCCGAGAATTTGTACAGAGATGGGAAGCTGAGAACGGTCCTTTTGGCATAGAGAAAGTAATTCAGGGTGCTAAGACAGAATCAGTGCCTCTTGGAGAACTTAAAAAGCTTGCTGAGGATAGATGTCTTCTCTTTGATGAAAAACTTATGGAGTACTGCATGGGTAACTGTGTGGCTCGTGAAGATACTAACGGAAACAGAAAACTTTCTAAGCAGCGGCACGAGCAGAAGATCGATAACGTCGCCGCTATGATGGATGCTTTTATAGCATATAAGCTTAACAAAGATTTGTTTGAATGAGGAAAATCAAAATGTACATAAATAGTTATGGAAGGCTTTGCTCAGATGACTATCTGCAGCATCATGGAATACTTGGAATGCATTGGGGCGTTCGTCGTTATCAACCTTATCCGTCAGGCTATCACGGCGAAGGTAAATTCGTTGGTCGCATACGTTCCGCTACAGATACAGTTACAAATAAATGGCGTACTAGGGCTGTGCTAAAAAGCGACAGAACGCATTCAAAAGCAATTCGTGCACTTGAATCTAAAAGAGAAAAGCAATTATCTAAACTCCAAAATGCAACAACGGATAAGCAAAAAACGCGAAGACAAAATAAAATCAATAAAATAACAGCTGATATCGATGCAAGAAACGTTATTAAAAAGCTTGAAAAAGAAGCAATAATGAACATGACGTTAAAGGATGTGGTAAAAGAGAAAATAGCCAATGGCGTCAATAATGCTTCGTTAGCACTTACCGTGGTTGGTGGTTTGAACGTTGCTTCTATTGTTAAAAACTCTTATATTCCAATAGCTAATGGCATAGTATTCGGCACCGGAGCGAAAGCGGCTAATGCGGCAAGTGTTGCAAAAGCATTTATTCCTTTAGCAGGTGCAGCAGCATCAGCAGGAATTGAAGATGCTAATACTAGTCACAGTAAAAAGAGCACAGGAGAGATTTTAAGTACTGTTTCGAATAAAGAGAACAGAAGGTTTGCTGCGAGACAAATGCGAAAACTTAGTCCGACAACCAGAAGAAGAATACAAAAGTATAGTAATACAGCTTTGAATGCAGCTGCTAGAAATAATCGTATAAGATCTCTTGCCAGGCAGGGGTACACACAAGCTGAAATAGCTGAAAAGATGGGAATTTCAGCTTCTACTGTTAACTACATATTAAATTAATTTATACTAAATTCTTCAAAATGCCAGAAAGTAGAGGTATTATGCCTTGGCGACAATAATAGACAGATTTAAGAAAGCGTGGAATGCATTCACCTCCAGGGATCCGACGAATGGATTTACTGGAGGTTTTTATGGTTCTGCATACAGGCCTGATAGGAAACGTGGCTACGTAACGAACGACGGCAATATTATTACGATGATACAAAATCGTATCGCTGTTGATGTAGCTCAGGTTGACATAAGGCATGTTAAGAAAGACGATGATGGGAACTACAAAGAAGAATACACTGGCACAAGCGGTAATCTAAACGAGATATTTCAGGTTAGCGCAAATCTAGATCAAACAGGAAGAGCTTTCATTCAGGATGCAGCTATGTCACTTTTAGACGAAGGATGCATAGCACTTGTTCCGGTAGATACGGACATAAATCCTAGTGATGGCTCTTTTTCTATTGAGACGATTCGTGTCGGACAGATTCTTGAATGGTTTCCACGTCACGTACGAGTCAAGCTTTATAACGAATTGTCTGGTCAAAGAGAAGACATCATAGTTCCGAAAGCAACGACTGCAATAGTTGAGAATCCGTTCTATTCAATCATGAATGCACCGAACTCAACTCTTCAGCGCTTGGTGCGAACTCTTCGGACTCTTGATGTCGTGAATGAGGCCAACGCATCTGGAAAGCTTGACGTAATTATTCAGCTTCCTTACTCTCTTCAGTCTCCTATGAAACAGCAGCAGGCTGAAGCTAGAAGGAAACAGATCGAAATGCAGTTAGTCGGATCTAAGTATGGAATTGCGTACATTGACGCAGCTGAACATATTACTCAGCTTAATCGTCCTGTTGAGAACAATCTTTGGAAAGAAGCACAAGACCTAACGGCGATGCTATACAACCAGCTTGGTCTTACTCAGGCGATCTTTGATGGTACTGCTACGGATGCTGCAATGACCAATTACTACAACCGTACTATAGAACCTATCCTTGCTGCTCTCACAGAAGAAATGGAGAGAAAGTTCCTCACGAAAACTGCGAGATCACAGCATCAGGCGATTATGTACATTAGGGATCCGTTTAAGCTAACTACTGTTACTCAGATTGCGACCGTTGCTCAGACATTTACTCAGAACGAGATCATGTCTTCAAATGAGATCAGAGCAAAGATCGGTCTTAAACCTGTTGACAGTCAAAGAGCAAATGAACTGATTAACAAGAACATTAATAAGGTTGGCGATGAAGCTGCACTTAACTCAGCCAATAATGCGCTTCAAGTTCCAGCGTCTGCTCAAGAAGGCGTTCCGACCACTGATGATTCGGGTTAATTCGAAATATTCAAAATGGGAGTGAAAAACAAATGACTTACGATTTCTGCGGATACGCAACAAAGAATGATCTTTTATGCACCGATGGCAGAACAATCCGCCGTGATGCATTTAAGAACTGCGATGGCGTAACAGTTCCGCTCGTATGGAATCACCGTCATGACGATCCTGATATGGTCCTTGGCCATGCACTTCTTCAGAACCGTCCTGATGGCGTATACATGTACGGTAAGTTCAATGACACTGAGAAAGGTCAGACCTGTAAGAAGATCCTTGAGAACAAAGACATCAAGGGTCTTTCTATTTGGGCAAATCAGCTTAAACAGAAATCTGGCGATGTGCTCCATGGCGTGATTAGAGAGGTAAGTCTAGTGCTTGCTGGAGCTAATCCTGGAGCTGAAATCGACTTTGCACTGTCCCATGCTGATGATGGCTTTGACGGAGAAGTATACGCATACCTTGTTGGCGAAGAGTTTACTGAACTCCGGCACGGTGACATTGAGTTTGATGAAAACGAGCTCGAACATGACAACGAAGCTCTGGCTCATGCAGACGAAGAAGAGGAGCCTAAAAAGAAGAAGGCTCCTGAACCTGACGATGGGCCTGATGAAGATGAGAAGGAGACAGAAATGCCGAAGGAAGTTAATACGAAACCTGCAAAAGACGATGACAGCGATGAGACCGTAGAAGACGTCTTTAACACACTTAGCGAGAAACAGAAAACTGCTGTATATGCCATCATCGCAGCCCTTTCCGAAGATGAAGGTGACGATGATGACGATGATGAAAAGGAGAGCGAAATGAAACATAACGTATTTGATAGCGCATACGATGCACCTGTAAACAACGTTCTGTCCCATGCTGATATGGAAACGATCTTCACTGATGCTAAGAAGATGGGATCTCTTAAGGATGCTGTTGAATATCATCTTGAAGACGGAGTTCTTGCTCATTCTCAGACTGGTCCTGATGACTATGGCGTAATTACTGGCGCTGCTCCGTCCGGTGCCAATGTTGAAAAGTACGGAATTTACGATCCGGATATGCTGTTTCCGGATTACAAATCTCTTGATGCTACTCCTCAGTGGATTAAGAGAGAGACTAACTGGGTTGATAGCTTTATGGCAGCTGTTAAGCATACCCCGTTTGCTCGTATCAAAACCCTGATGGCTGACATCACTGAAGATGAAGCTAGGGCTCTGGGTTACATTAAAGGCAATCTTAAGAAGGAAGAGTTCTTCACCCTGATTAAGAGAACCACCGATCCGCAGACCATCTACAAGAAACAGAAGATGGATCGTGATGACATCATTGATATTACTGACTTTGATGTTGTTGCATGGATCAAAGGTGAGATGAGACTGATGCTGAATGAAGAAATTGCTCGTGCAGCGCTTATTGGCGATGGCAGATCCGCATCTTCTAATGACAAGATCAACGAGCAGCACGTTCGTCCGATCGCATCTGACTCTGATCTGTTCTCTGTCAAGGTTCCGGTTCAGGCAGGCACTACTGACGAAGCTACTGCTAAGGCCTTCATCCGCGCTGCAATTAAAGCTCGCAAGGATTATAAGGGCTCTGGAAATCCGGTTCTCTTCACAACTGAAGACATGCTGGCAGATCTTCTTCTTATTGAGGACGGTATTGGACATCTTCTGTATGGTACCGAGGCTCAGCTTATGACTGCTCTTCGTGTTAGCAAGATTCTTACTGTTCCGGTAATGGAGAATGCTACCGTCGACATCAAGACCGGCGCTACTACGAACGCTCGTGAACTGATGGGCATCTTTGTGAACCCGGTTGACTATGTAATCGGTGCTGACAAGGGCGGCGCTGTTAATATGTTCGATGACTTCGACATTGATTACAACCAGCAGAAATACCTGATCGAGACTAGAATTTCTGGCGCACTGGTTAAGGCTCATTCTGCACTGGTTCTGTACAAGCTGCCGGCCGCTGGTAATTCTGGCAATTCTAGTGATTCTGGTAACACCAATCCCTGATTACTAAAGAAATTCAAAATGCGAGGAAATTAAGTTATGCCTAAGTACTTCGGGAAGATAGGATTCATGGAGACACGGGAGACAGCTCCTGATGTATGGACTGAAGAGATAACAGAGCGCGAGTATTCTGGCGATGTTCTCAGAGTTCAGAAAAGATGGCAGGGATCGGAGCATTTAAATGATGATCTCGCTATTAGCAATCGTCTCAGCATTTTATCTGACCCGTTTGCATACAATAATTTCCATAGCATTAGATACGCTACATGGATGGGAGCTAAGTGGAAAGTTACGTCGGTTGAAGTAGCTTACCCTCGGCTCCTTTTAGATTTAGGAGGTGTGTACAATGAGCAGAATGAAAGTCAGTGACATGCTGCATGAGATCTGCGACAACGTGTACTATCAGCCTCCCGAATCTGTGAAGCTAGTCTATCCGTGCATTATTTATGAGAGGAAATCTGGTGATACTAGATTTGCTGACGATCTGCCGTATACGTTTACTATGTGCTATACGGTAACCGTTATAGACAAAGATCCAGACAGCGAATTGCCAGAAAAAGTTGCGATGCTTCCTATGTGCAGGATGGATAGATGCTTTACAGCTGACAATTTAAATCATTCAGTGTTTGCACTGTACAACTAATTAGGAGGAAATACTATGCCTACTACTTATCCGCTTGTATGGGATGCTACTGGCGACAAGAAATTCGAAACCGGTAATAAAAAGGGCGTCCTTTATGTTATGAATGAAAACGGCACTTATGAGGCTGGTGTTGCATGGAACGGTCTTACTGCTGTAACGCTTTCAAACTCTGGCGCAGAAGAAACAGCTCTTTGGGCAGATGACATTAAATACGCTTCCCTTCGTTCAGCTGAGGAATTTGGCGCTACGATTGAAGCTTATCAGTGCCCGCCGGAATTCTACATTTGCGATGGTACTGCTGAAATCGAAACCGGCGTTTATCTTGGACAGCAGACAAGAAGACATTTCGGATTCTCTTATGTAACTACGATCGGTAACGATGTCATGGGTAATGATTACGGTTACAAGATTCATCTGATTTACAACGCATCTGCTAATCCGTCAGAACGCTCTTATCAGACGATTAACGAATCTCCGGATGCTATTACTCTTTCCTGGGAACTTACGACTACTCCGGTTCCTGTATCTAACTTCGGTGGAAAGACTTATACAGGATTCAAGAACGTAGCTCACATTGAGATCGATTCTACTAAGGTTGACGCGACTAAGCTCGCCGCCTTTGAAGAGATTCTTTACGGCTCTGGTTCTACTGCACCTAGACTTCCTGAGCCGGGCGAAGTTGCTAGCCTTCTTGCTGCGTGATCTAACTAATCTTAAGGGGCTGCTATTTACAGTGGCCCCTTTTTCATGGTATAATTCTTCAAAATGTCTGACATTTCACGAAAGGACTTGCCATGGAAATAGTAGAGATTAAATGCCCTAATTGTCAAGGGAATATTCATATTACAGCTGGAAGAAAAGAAACATATTGCGAATTCTGCGGATCCCATCTTTTCTTTGACGATGGAAACCGGGTTATTACAAACATCAATGTAATACGTGATGAGGCGAAACTTAAAGAGCTTCAGATGGAAGAAGCAAAGATTGCCAAGGATGAAGAAGACAAAAAGTGGAAGAAGATCGACACGATTGGCGTAGTTGGGTTGATAATTAGTTTTATTGCATTGATTATTTGCGGTACGATTGGGAAAAATCTCTCGTATGATAATCCTTTTCGAGGTTCTGTTTTCTTTTGTCTTTTGCTTATTCTTGTATTTGCAGCCATTAGTGCAGCAGGGCTTCAGAGACGGCATAAAGACGATAATAAATAGATTTATTCGAGTCTTCTTACGAAGGCTCTTTTTTTATGCTCAAAAGAGAAAGGGGACAATTACTAATGTTTAAGATGCCTGTTACATATAGGACATTTGAAGGTAAAGAAGCTAAAAGAGATTTTTACTTTAATCTCAATAAGGGCGAGATTGCAGAAATGAATTTCGCTTTTGACGGCGGGTTTGAGGCTTGGCTTGAAAATATTCAGACCGATCCCAACATTCCCGACATGATGAAGGTATTTAAGGAATTGATTCTTAAAGCCTATGGAAAGAGACTTCCTGATGGTCAGTTTGTTAAGACTCCTGAATACACTGCAGCGTTTGCAGCGTCAGATGCATATTCAGAAGTATTCCTTAAATTCATCGAAAACAAAGATAACTTCGTAAATACATTCCTCGAAGGAGCTATGAATATTTCTCCTGAAGAAATTCAGAAGGGACTTGAAGCTAATTTAAATCTTAAAAGCATTGCAGAAGAAAATGGCGTAGTTGTTAATATGCCGACTAAAACTGAAGAAGTAGTAGTTCCTGAAAGTGAATTTTAAATAAGAGGTAACAAATTATGCCCATGAAGCTTGTGTTCCCAGCAACAGACGATTTATGGGATGAAGAAAACAGTAGGTTTATTTCACAGAAAGAGCAGACTCTTGTACTTGAGCATAGCCTTAAATCTATGCATAAGTGGGAGCAAAAATGGAAAAAGCCATTCTTATCTGACGCTGAAAAAACGCCGGAGGAATGGCTTAGTTATGTTAAATGCATGACTATCAATAACGTAAACGACACGGTTTACGCTAGACTTACGGCCGCCGACTTTGAAAGGATATTTAAGTATATCGGCGATCCTATGACGGCAACCACAATTACAGATCATACAGCTAACGGAGCTAAGAGAGAGGTTGTCACAAGTGAAATACTTTACTACAACATGTTTTCGTTTGGAATACCTATAGAACTTGAGAAATGGCATTTAAATACTCTTATTACATTAATACATGTATTCTCGATAAAGAGCGGAGGTTCTAAGAAGATGTCAAGAGCTGAAGCCGCCGCTTTCCAGAGAAGTATAAACGAAAGCAGAAGAGGTAAACGTAGGAGGTGAATACTAAATGCCACAGATCATAAGGATCAATCAAAAAGGTGACTTTAGTAAAACGTTCAGATTCCTACAGAAGATTAAACAGAAAAAGTTCCTAAGAAAATTAAATCAGTATGGCCAGATGGGGGTGGAGGCATTATCAGCGGCTACTCCTGTCAGGTCAGGTCTTACAGCCTCTTCTTGGGGTTACATTTTAGAGTATAACGGAAGTAATGTCAGTATCATTTGGACTAATACGAACCAGAATAAAGGTGTTTATATAGCCGTGATACTGCAATACGGACACGGAACAAGGAATGGTGGCTATGTTGTTGGACGAGATTATATTAATCCAGCAATGCAGCCCATATTCGATAAGATAGCAGATGACGCATGGCTAGAGGTGATTTCTGATGAGTAATATAGATGAACGAATAGTTCAAATGGAGTTTGATAACTCCTTATTTGATAAGAACGTTGAGTCTTCTATAAAGACTCTTGAGAAGTTAAATGTAGCCCTTAAGATGGACGGCATAGATAAGAATCTGGCCGATATTTCGTCATCTGTAAACAAGATGGACTTCTCGAAAATGGAAGCTGGTATTTCAGCTCTTCAGAATAGGTTTTCAACGCTTGGCATAATGACGATGACATGGACCCAGGACTTTGCTAGAGCTATTGAGGGTGTTGTTGGAAAAGCAATAAGAGGCATAACTTCACTACCTGCCAAAGCTATTGCACAGATACAGTCAGGAGGTTGGTCTAGAGCTACTAATATTGACCAGGCTAGATTCAAAATAGAAGGGCTTTTTAAAGACGATGCAGAAGCATGGTCAAAGATAAGTAAAGATATTGATTATGCTGTTACCGACACAGCATTCGGATTTGACGCGGCAGCAAATGCAGCAGCTCAGTTATCGGCGTCTGGCATCCAGATGGGCGATAATATGAAAACAGCTCTTCGAGGTATTTCAGGAGTAGCTGCAATGACTAGCTCAACCTATGAAGAAATTGCCCCGATATTTACTAAAGTCGCAGGCACAGGAAGACTTTATGCCACAGAACTTAACTCATTATCTTTTAGAGGTATAAATGCGGCGTCAACGTTAGCAGCATATTTTCGTGATACGTTAAAACAATCAGATGTAACAGAAGCAAAGATTCATGACATGGTGTCAAAAGGTGAAATTGATTTTGCTACATTTGCTGCTGCAATGGACAATGCATTTGGAGATCATGCTAAAGAAGCTAATAAGACTTTCGAAGGTTCTCTTGCGAACATGAAGGCTGCTTTAAGTAGGTTTGGTCAACCTATGTATCAAGCGTATAGGCAGAACATGATTCCAGTTTTCAATGCAACGAAAGAAGCAATAAAGACTTTTAAAGGTTTCTTTGATGACGCTTCTGAAACCAACAAAAACGGAATGGGTACTTTTACAGCTCTTGCCAGAGTAATGGAAAGTATTAGTGTAGTCGCTACAGGTGCCATTGGGAAAGTCGCAGGAATGCTAAGCGGACCGATTCAGACATTTGCTGGTTGGCTTACAAACATATTTAATGGACTTGCTGATGCAATAGGCGGTGTAGCTTCGATATTTGGCACAGCTAGCGAAACTGTTTCTAGTGGAACGCAGGCGATTGCAGAAGCTGCCGAGAAAGTAACAGCTCCGCTTGAAGATATTGACGCCCTTATAGATCGTATTTGGAAAGGCGAATTCGGCAACGGTGAGTCCAGATTTAAAGCGATTGACGATCTTTATGGAATCGAAGGAGCTGGCAAGGCTGTTCAAAATAGACTTAATGAACTTGCTGGTTCAGATTATAGATATGCAGACGCGGCTGATTTGACTGCTTTAGCAACAGAAAAAGCCGGAGAAGCGTTTGAAGAAACGGCTCAGAAGATCGAATCTGTTGCTGAAACCAAGAATAAATTTGTTAGTACGATGCAGACTATCGGACGTACGATTGCCAGTGCTTTTGATGAGAAGTTCTTTATAGCTGGCTGGAATTGGATGATAAAAGCCAATAATGCTGTTAAGTCTGCAGCGTCGATATTTGGCAATTTTGTCGGAAGCGTTTTTCTTGGCGCTATAAATGGCATCATTGGCATCGGAAAGACCATAGCTAGTGTATTTGCTACAGTAACAGGAGCACTATTTGACGGCATAACAAATCTTGGCCTTTGGCTTAATAAAGTAAATGCATTTGAAAAGCTTCAGAATTTCTTCGAAAAGTTCGGCAACACTGTTTACAATGCCTTTGCATTTCTTGGTAATTGGGCGATAACAGGCTTTAAAGCCACTGTGTCTGCGTTTAGTAGTCTTGGCACGGCAATAGCAAAGGTTGGTGGAAAAGTTGGCGAGTTCTTTAGCTCATTAAAGGAAACAAAAGGCTACAAGAGACTTAATGTTGCTTTTATGGGCGTTAAGAAGTCAATCAGTAGCTTAAACGAGAAAGCAATGGCTCGTGTTACGCAGTTCTTTGAAGGCTTTAAGAACTTAAAGATTAAACTTCCAAAACTTGATATTAAAGGACTCGCGGATAAAGCCGGTGAAGCACTTGGAAAGCTTGGCGATAAAATTGTTAAAGCTAGGGCTAGCATAAGATCATTCTTTGAAGATGCTAAGGCGAACAAGAACAATCCTCTTAATAGGCTTTATACATACTTTTCAGGCTTAACTGCGCAGGGAATTCTCGATTCTGCTGTATCCAAACTTACTAAAGCAAAGAATGCAGTTAAGAAATTCTTTACAGAAACGGGAATAGCGGCTAAAGCTCAGACTGTTTTTAATAATGCCGTAGCAAGAGTTAGCGAAACAGCTCCGATAGTATTTGAAGGTCTTCTAAATCTTCTTGGAAAAATTGGAAATGCAATCGCTGGAGCTAAGGACAAAGTTGTAGAATTTTGGAATTCTTTTAAAGAGACAAAAGGCTATGAAATACTTAGGACCAGTGTTGTTGATGCTTTTAATAAACTCCTTGATCTCGCTGATAAAGCTGGCGTAAAAGTAAGTGAATTCTTCGCAAATGTCTTCGGAAAAGCAGAAAATTTCAAAATGCCAGAAATTAATATTGATGCGATTTCTAAAGGCGTTAGCGATGCCATAGAATGGATCAAGGCCAAATTTGAAGAACTTAAAAAGATAGTTGGCGACGTTTTCAATGGCGACGGAGGCATTGGCGGAAAAGCTCTTGATGCTATTACAAGTTTCTTTACTAACGCTGATTTGTCAAGTGGCATCGAAACTATATCTACTAAGCTAAACACTGCAAAAGAAGCAATCAGTGGATTCTTTAGTATAATAGGCAGCTTGGTGTTTGGTACTGAAGTTAGTGCGGCAACACTTGACGATATGTCGGAACCGATTGCCAATATTGCAGAAACTGCCAATAGTGTCAGCGAAACGGTTACAACAGCTGAAGCAGGTCTTACTAGTTTCTTTAGTATTTTTAATAATGACGGATCTGTTTCAGAAAGTGGATCAGCACTTGAAACTTTTCTTGGAATTTTAACAAACGTTAAAGACGGAACATCAAGCGCTTGGAAAGTTATAGGGCCCATTGTTAAAGGCGTTGGAATTTTTAAAATGACATCGGGCATTGGAAAAGCGTTCAAAGGTCTTGGACAAATGTTCGAAAAATTCGGTGGGATCGGAGTAGAGTTTAGTTTAACGGTAGCTAAAATAAGAGAAGGAATTGGCATCGTTTCGAAAGCAACTGCGCGTGAATTTAATTCGAAAGCTGTTAAAAACGTAGCTATTGCTATTGGCATTCTTGCCGCTTCATTTTTCGCTCTTGGCCATCTGTCGTGGGATCAGTTTAAAGTTGCAGCAGCTGGAATCGGAGTAATCACTGTTGCACTTATAGCACTCATGGGGGCGTTTAGGTTATTCTTTGGCGGTTTTAATGGTATGCAACTATCCCCGCTTGATGAATTCAAGAAGATAATGGCTGATTTTGGTACAAAAATGAGTAAAGCCATTAGCAAGTTCGGAACGGCGGCCATTATTTTGGCTTTTGTTGCAGCTATAAAGATTTTGGTAGGTGCTATAAAAGAGATAGGTGAATTGGACAGCGAAACTTTATTTAAAGGCATCGCTGTAATAACAGTTCTTGGAATAGTGATTACGGCTGCCACAAGCATTATGTCGCATTTCAGCTCTAAATTCGGGAAAAGCATTGGCTCTGCGATAATAATGCTTGCTCTTGTTGCTTCCATTAAGTTACTAGCAGGAGCTGTGGAAGAACTCGGGTCAATGAGCACTAGAAAACTTGCTAAAGGTATTATAGCAGTTGTGATTCTTGGAGCAGTCATCAAGGCTATGATTAAAGTAACCAAGGATCTTAAAAAAGTGAAAGCAGGACCAATCATAGCTCTCGCCGCAGTGATTGGCGTTGCTGCATTTGCACTATATAAGCTTACAGAGCTTGACACAAGAAAACTTCTTGGTGCGTCGTTTAGTCTTGGTCTTGTCATAGCAGCTATGGCGGCACTTACATATGCTCTAAGTAAGATGCAAACAAGTAATATTGCTGGTTCTTTAGTTGCAATGATTGGCGTTGGAGCATTATTGGCTGAAATAGCATGGATATTAAATGAATTTACAAGTAATCCAGACCTTGACGCCGATAAAATGCTTAAAGTTTCAGAGTCATTGTCACTTCTTACGGCAGTAATGGGAGGAATGGCTTATCTTACTCAGGGTATGGGTATGACTGGTATGGCCGGTGTTAGTGCTTCGTTCTTTGGAGCTGTTGACATTGGTGTTTTCACTGCAACATTATCGGCTATACTTGCTCTTGTTGGACTGGGATCGGGAGCTCTTTACGATTATATTGGGCCAGAATTTGCTCAGAAAATCATTGACGGACTTGACTGGATTGGTCAGATATTTGAAAAAGTTGGAGAAATGTTTGGCAAGCTTGCTGGAGGCTTTGTCGGAGGACTTATTGGAAGTACATTATCCGGATTTACATCAGCTCTCCCAGAACTTGCGACTAATCTTAACGCATTCGTTTCAACTCTTGGAGATCTTGCCGGTGACAATGCACCATCGTTTGCTGGCGTTCAGGCGATTATTGATACAGTAGGCATTGTAGCAGAGGCCGCAAAAGATAATATTGTTGCGGATGCCTTAACGTTTGTGCTTAGTGGCGGAGAGCAAGACTCGTCCTTAGCAAAGCTTGGCGAAGGCCTTGTCGAATTTGCTGGCTATATGCAAGAATACGGGAAGAAGATAAAAGGTCTTGACGTATTTTCAGTTATGTCAACGTCTTTTGCGATTCAAACTGTTATGGCATTTGCCAATGCTGTTCCTCCATCTGGCGGTCTTTACGACATGCTTGTTGGAAGTCAGGATCTTGATATTTTCGGTAAAAAGCTTATACCATTTGCATTAGCGATGAGAGGCTATTCTGCTATTATTGGAAGCTTTGGCGGTATTAATGAGGAAGCTGTAACTGCAAGTACGAGATGCGGTACAATGCTTGCAGATTTGGCAAATGCGATTCCTGCCGATAGTGGTTTCTTGCAGTTATTAATGGGCCATAAAGATCTTTCTAAATTTGGTGGGCAGCTTACCGGTTTTGGCGAAGGTCTTATTGGCTTTGCAGAAGCAATAAGTAAGGATGGCGTTAGTCTTAGCGAAGATGCGACTAAAAATGCAACAGCTGTGGCAGGCATATTAGCTGAATTTGCGAAAACATCGATCGACCCGACTGGCGGTGTTCTCCAGTGGTTAATGGGAACTAAAGACATAGGTGTCTTTGGCGGACAAGCATCAGCTTTTGGTACTGGAATTGCTGAATTTGCTAAAGCTATTTCAGAAGATGGCGTGACTTTCGATCAAACAGCTACTGAAAATGTGACGGCAGTTGCTTCTATGCTTGCAGCTCTTGGAAAAGAAGTTGCACCATCTGGCGGTTTGTTACAGTGGCTAATGGGCGAACAGGATCTTGGAACTTTTGGTAGTCAACTTCCAGGGTTTGGAGAAGGACTAAAAACCTTTGCTGAAAATATGGAAGGTTTCAAGGCAGAAAATATCACAGGTGCTGTTGATGCTATAACAGGACTATTAGATATACTTGGCATTCTTCATGCATATGGGGTTGACTCAGGAGCCAGTAGCTTTTATGTCGATCAAGGTTCGTTTGACAGTGCTATGAGTGCAATAAGTGAGGCCATAACAACTTTCCACGATTCGATAACAAGCGAAGCTAATACACAGGCTCTTGAAGATATTAAAACCAGTGCTGAGGAACTTGGAAAGAATATTAGCAACGCATTGGTCGAAGGCATCACAAACGGAATTAATTCTCCTGGAGAAAAAGGAAGTGGTGAAGGCAGTTCTGCTATATCTAGAATCATAAATTCGCTGTTTAGTAAGACCGACACGCTTTCTGCAGATATCGAAAAGCTTGGGGCGGTTAAGAACATTTCGTCAGCTATTTCTAGTGCTATAGCTAAAGGCATCAACGAGCCGGCTGAGACTGCGATAGATTTGACAACCTTCCTTACAGCAATAGCAGATGGTGTTACTGCGGGTGAGGATGCCATGATTACAGCTGGCGAAACACTCGCATCAGCTATAGCATCCGGAATCTTAAGTGCTAGAGGCAGTGCGAGTTCTGCTGGTTACTATGCAGGACTTTCAGGCGCTAGCGGTGCCAGAGGAGCGTACAGTGCATTCTATACTGCTGGTTCTTACATGGGAGAAGGACTTGTGTCTGGATTGAATTCCAAGCTATCTGCTGTTAGAGCTGCAGCTGCTAGTCTTGCAAATGAAGCTGCAACTGCAACAAAGGCCGCAGTACGTGTACAATCGCCGTCTAGAGTTTACATGGAAATTGGTGCTCATATGGCAGAGGGTATGGCGATTGGTATTGCAGACGCTGCACCAATGGCTATAACAGCATCAGAAGACATGGCAGTGTTATCTGTTGGCTCTGCTGAAGACGCACTTAAGAATCGTACAGATCAGATGTTCAAACAGGCGTCACTTTCAATTGCAGCTGCTTATGCTTACATAAACGAAGTAGCAAATCAGTCACTTGATTCACAGCCTGTGATTACGCCCGTCCTTGATATGACAAATCTTCAAAATGGAATGTATTCTATGGGCAGTCTCTGGAACATGAGTCTTAATAACCCGCTTGCTTACGCAAATACAACATATCCAGGATCATATCAGTACGCGAATACCTTAATGGCTAACAATGAATACGTAACTCAAACAGAACTTAGAGGTATTAGAACAGATCTCAAACGGCTCGGAGAAGCAATAACTAACATGAATATGGTTCTCGATTCTGGAACTCTTGTCGGGCAGCTTACTCCTGGCATTGATAGAGGTCTTGGATCTATTTCCGGCATGAAAGAGCGGTGGGCTTAAAGAGGAGGTGAAAATGTATGTACCATTCTATACGAATTATTCCTGATGGTTATCAGTTGTATGCTGGTAAGAATCTTCGAGGTAAAAACACATGGGATGATTGGCATTTAATTCCGAAAGAAAGGCCACTTTTTAACCCACCAGCTCCTAAATACAATTTTTTGGATCTTCCCGGTGCTAACGGAACAGTGGATCTGTCAGACGTCTTGTCAAACAGATACCCTGTCTATGAGGACAGAAAAGGCTCAATTGAGTTTTATGTCATGAACGGCTATAAGGAATGGTATAACGCATATTCTGACATCATGAACTACTGCCACGGTGAGAAGTGTAAGCTTATCTTAGAAGACGAGCCAACCTACTATTACCGTGGCAGAGTTTCTGTCAACGCTTGGAGATCTGAAAAAGACTGGTCTAAGATAGTTCTTGATTACCAATTAGAGCCTTTTAAATACGAACTCTTTGATTCTACCGAACCTTGGCACTGGGATCCGTTCAGTTTCATTGACGGCGTTATCACAAATAGTGAAGAGTGGGTCGGCGAAGATGGCACAGGCTTTATTGTTGGCGGAACTGGAAACACAACGGTGTCAAAAGAAATTGCTGTAACTAGAATGCCTGTTTGTCCAGTGTTTTCTATTAAATGTACATCTGGTACGGTTTCAGCATCTTCAAAGCTTACGATAAAGCTTTATAGATATTATTCGCAGGGCACTTATGAAATGACCACTCATACATTTACAGCACCAGACAATGAGACTCATGAAGTTGAATACCAGGATATTGTTTTAATTAATTACAATCACAGATACGCTATGGATGCTGATAATACCAAAATGCTTCTTAAGTTTTCTACGACTGGATCTGAGACATTTAAAGTAATCGGGAGATTTAGGAGGGGTATTCTTTAATGTATGTCTGCAAAGTAATTAATAAAGTAACAAGAACCATTACTACTACGACTACAACTGGCGGCGGTACCGAAACCACGACTACAACAAACGGACTTTCATTTGAAGAGTATCAAAGGATAGCTGACGAAGTTGAAATGGGACAATGGGGCAGTGGCGATGAAAGGCGAGCCGCTCTTGAAGCTGCAGGTTATAATTATGCGGCAGTAATGACAATTGTAAACCATGATTTGATTGGCACAGCAATAGACACAAGTTACTTTAATGGAACCACTACAACAGTAACTCCTAGCACACCAACGACTACCACAACGACAACTACAGTAACAGAAGATGAAGAGCATGTGTTTCACTATCCTCCCGCTAATGACAAAACAATGCTTGTTTTATCTGGAAAAATTAACGATGAAATGAATAGAGCTGGGACTTTTGAGTTTCAGCTCCCTCCTAATAATAAATGCCTTGAAGCAGGATATTTTAGAAAGTTAACGTCTACAATAGAAGTTTATTGGGACTACGATACTGAGCCGCTTTTTAGAGGAAGAATTATAGATTCTCAGAAAACATTTGCTGGCACTATGACTTTTACATGCGAGGGGCGACTTTCTTATCTTAATGATTCAATTGTTAGGCCTCAGGGAAGTGAAGAAGATGGAGTTATTGATACGGTAACTGGTTTTTTCCAGGGGCTAATTAGTCAGCATAATTTACAAGTAGGACCAGATAAAGCGTTTAGTCCGGCCGTAGTTCGAGGGTATTCTGACGAACAAGTACATTTCCCATATCCGAATTACGAGAAGACTTTTGAATACATTCAGAACAATTTTCTTGGAAATGAAAACGTTGGCGGTAGACTTTGGACAAGAAGAGATCCGCAGGGGAACAATATTATTTATCTTGACGCCGATGTAGAGGAAAATCAAAAGACAAGTGAGCAGAGTATCATCTTTGGAAAAAGTCTTCTTGATTTGACACAGAGCATTAATGCAGCCGAAATTTATACTGTGATGATTCCAACTGGCAAAGATGGTCTGTCGTTATCAGGAAATGACTACATCGAAAACGCTGAAGGAATTTCAAAATACGGGAGAATTTGGCATCACGAAGAGTTTAACGACATAGAAGATGAAGCGACACTTAGAACTAAAGCGACTGAAATGTTAGCTCGTAACGCAGGAGAAATCACAAGTATTGAGGTTTCAGCTGTAGATATTCATCTCCTTGACTCTGAGACACCAAATCTTAAAGTTGGCGAATACGTGCCTGTACTTTCGCCTGTTCATGGAATAGATGTCGCTTATATTTGCACCGCAGCATCTATCGACATTTGTAATCCTGCTAATACTAAGTACACACTTGGAGTTAATCCCGATACTCTAACGACAAAGCAGCTTAAACTGTCACAGCAGATTGCTCAGTCAAATCTTAGCTATAAATCTGAATCTTCTACTTATCCCATTCAGGCTGAAAATATTAATCCTAGTATTACTATTCAGAGCATTAGCTTTTATAAGACAGGTAAGACTGTATATTTGTCATTTACCATGAAGGTTATTACTCTTATCGCGGCAGATAGTAATATTGTTCTATTTACGTATTCGACAGTTAATAATCCGACGACCGAAGTAACATCGACAGCTTACGATCAGACGTCAAAAAAGAACTATACTTCTAGATCTTATGGCGGTAATGTTCAACTTATTAATGATACAGATATTGCAGCAAACGACATTATCTCTTCTACGCTTACATGGCTTACTAGGTAACTGGAGGTAATTAAATGCCAAAAGAATTTTATGGTTTAGATATTTCAGGAGAAAACGGAACAATAAATTGGGAGAGGCTTGATACATCAGGTCTCTCCTTTGTTATTTTAAGAATTACTGACAAGTACGGAATCGATAAAGAGTTTTATAGAAACTATGACGGAGCAAAAAGTCGTTGTCTTAAGGTAGGTGGATACAAGTATTCTTATGCCGATAATGCTGAATATGCAGAAGAAGAGGCAAAAGGTGTTGTGTCTACCTTATCTGGTAGAAAGCTCGACTTTCCTATTTTTTACGATCTCGAATCAAAAGAGCAGGAAACGTATTCAAGCTATAAGATTGGGACTTTTATCGAAGCTTTTCATAAAGTTATAGATGACGCTGGCTATAAGTTCGGAATTTATACGAATAAAAACTGGTATAACAACATTATTCCAGATTTCGCAAAAGAAAGGTACGAGTTCTGGGTCGCGGCGCCTCCTCTTAAAAATCTTGATGATGGTTCTGTTCAGGAGAGACTTCGTCCGAATTTTGGAGTTGGCTGGCAGTACTCTTGGAATAAGAAACTTGATGGTCATAACGATTCATTCGACGCTGATATTTTCTATAAAGATTATTCAGAAGAAGTGACCGATAAAAAAGAGGTAGAAAAAGTGGGAACTACAGCAAAAGAGATCCTTGACATAGCAAGATCTTACATAGGTTACCGCGAGTCTAACGGATCTCATAAGACGATTATTGATATTTATAACAGCTATAAACCGCTTGCTCGTGGATACGCTGTTCAGTATACAGATCAGTGGTGCGATACATTTGTGTCTGCTGTGTTTATTAAAGCTGGTGCTGTATCACTTTTGGGCGGTACTGAATGCGGTGTCGAGGAGCACGTAAAGAAGTTTAAAGCTGCCGGCATCTGGATCGAGGATGGTACTATTACGCCGCGTCCTGGCGATGTTATTGTCTTCAACTGGGGTGATAATACTCAGCCGAATGACGGATATTCTGATCACATCGGTCTTGTTGAGACGGTATCAGGCGGCACTATTACTACAATCGAAGGAAACTATAAAGACAGTGTAGGTAGAAGAAGAATAGCGGTTGGCCATGGCAATATTCGTGGATATGCAAGACCTAAGTACGCTGAGGTTACTTCTGCTTCACCTGCTCCGGCTCCTTCTACTCCTGTAGTTGCTCCTATAATAGCTCATAGCACTGTTAGACTTAATTCCTATAATAACGATGTTAAAGTGCTTCAGCAGTACTTAAACCAGCTCGGATATTCTCTTGAAGTTGATGGGAAGTTCGGTCTTAGGACTTACTCCGCTGTTAGATCGTATCAGAGTAAAAACGGACTTTCTGTTGATGGAATTGTAGGTCCGCTTACCTGGACATCTCTTGAGAAGAACCTTAGCAGCGTAAATGTAGGAACTAAGAAGTCAATAACAGAAGTAGCAAAAGATGTGATTGCAGGTAAATACGGTAATATGCCGAATCGCAAAGCAAATCTTGAAGCGGCTGGCTATAACTACGACGCTGTTCAGAAGGAAGTAAATAGGCTTCTTAAGTAAAAGAGGTGACGTATGGCTAAAATAGATCGAATTACTATTAGTGGAACGCAGCATGAGATAGTTCCGGAAATCGCCTCTCTGTTTGATGAAAGTGTTAACTACTCTGTTGGTGATTATGCAATTAAAGATGCAACACTTTACAGGTTTAAGTTCAATCACACTGGAGCATGGACTGGTAGCGATGCAAATGAAATTGTTATTTCTGACAAGCTTGAAAATCTTAGAGACGCGGAAAACTTGAAGGAAGTGGCTATTCTTGATACAGCTGGGCAGTACTTTGATGAAACTGCTTTCTTCATTACGAAGCCTGTATTTTATGCACAAACTAAAAAGACGCTTATGTATAGGCTAGCTATTAATACATTGCTGTCATACATAGGCGATAACATTGGCGTTAAAGTTGGCAAATTTACACTTGGAACTGGCTTAGATTCCCGCAGTAATAGGCTATCATTTGAAAAGGCCTGCATGATTGTGATTTTTGCCATGTCTGAAGATTCGAACACTAATGGAATGGCTCTTGGCAGCGTTGATAATAACGGCACCGTAACAATATATAAAAACGATATGCTTAGCCTTGCATTAGTTAATGAATCATCCTTCACGCTTCGAATTACAAATAACACATCTAGTAGCGATGTTCAGATAGCTTATTTAGTTTTTTAATGGAGACTTAAAACGATGCTTTTCATTACAGAAAATAGAGAAGGCAGCGAAGTTATCAATCTCACAAGAGGCGATGATGCTGTCATAGAATTCCCGATGGAAAACGAATACGAGGAAGAGTATGAGCTAGGCGAAACCGAGTATTTAGTTTTTAGTGTTCGAGTGCTTCCGCGAGAAGATTCGGAGCTGCTTGTAAGTATTGAATCTGTTCCGGGAAGCAATCGGATAGTCTTTTCTCATGACGATACGGCAAGACTTGAGGTTGGACAGTATTCTGCAGAGGTTCAGCTTATGACATCTGACAATAAGAGAATCACTGTCTGGCCTCGTCCGTACGGAAAATTCAAAATAAAGGATACTGCAAATAGAAAGAACTTTATTCTAATGCCGGAGGTGGTGTATAAATGAGCGACAATAACACTCCAGCAATCTATGCAACTCCGCAGGTTAAGACACTTAAAACGTCTAAGATTGGTGTCGGATACTATGTAGTAAATGATTATCTTTTGACCGTAACTGAAGACGAAGGCGGCAATGGATATTTGTTTACTATTAGAAAAGGGAGTCAGGAGCAGGTAATTCACCTAACAGAACTTAGCGAAGAAGCTGTAAATGCTGCTATTGAAGAAGGACTTGCTTCTGCTAAGGAGTCAGGTGAGTTTGATGGCAACGGAATTTCATATGCTTCTTTTGATCCTGAAACTAGCGCTATAACTTTATATTTTACAGATGGCTCTAGCTTCACTACGGGATCTATTAAAGGCGATACCGGGGCTGGCATTGAATCTGTCACAATGAATCCAGACTATACCATCACCTTTACTTCAACTGATGGAAGCAGCTACACAGTTGGTCCAGTTCGAGGCGAAAAAGGAAATGGCATAGAATCTGTAAGACTTAATCCTGACTATACGCTCACGTTTATTACAACTGACGGCGAAGTGTTTACAACCGGTTCTGTCAGAGGTCCTAAGGGTGACACTGGAAACGGAATCAAGAATATTACGTTTAACGATGACTATACGCTCACTTTCACGCTTACGGATGATTCGACTTATACAACAGAGTCTGTTAGAGGCGAAAAAGGAGAAGTAGGAAACGGTATAGCGTCGTCTACAATTAACGAAGACTATACGCTCACTCTTAAATTCACGGATGGCACAAGTTATACCACAATTCCGCTTAGAGGTGCTAAAGGAGATCCGGGAGAAAAGGGCGATCCAGGTGAATCGTTTGGAATTCATATCTGCTCGTCTACAGAGTATGACCCTGATACAAGAATTCCGACTGTTTCTTATCCAAAGAGTAACATTCTTTATTTAGTCCCTGCCAAGAATGAACCTGATAACGATCTCTTTGTTGAGTGGGTTTATATTTATGGCGCCTGGGAAATGTTCGGATCTGCCACTATCGATATTCACGATATGGCGACCAAAGAAGACTTAAATCTTAAACTTGATAAGCCAAGTCGCGAAGGTTTTTTCGGCCAGTTCTTAGTTTCTGATGGCGACGGTGGAAGCACTTGGAATGATCCCATTATTCCTGATTGGACTGCAGGAACTGGAGCAGATGGGTATATTAGGAATAAGCCTGATTTAAAAGTTGGAACAGGTAACGATAGTATCACAAATAGACATTCTGTTGCAAGCGGTGCTAAGGCATTTGCTATTGGCAATAACAATACTGCAAATGGTACAAATTCGTTTACAAGCGGAGAAGGTAATACAGCAGGAGCTGTAAATTCATTTGCTATCGGTAACCAGAACACAGTAGGCGGTTCGAGTAGTTTCTCTTCTGGTCGTAATAATAGGGTTCTTGGCTCTAATAGTCTTGCCAGTGGATATAACAACGTATCTAGTAGTGCAGCTGCTGAAACGGCTATGTTTGGCTATAAAAACACAGTTGACGCTAGAGATTCTATTGTTGGCGGAAGTAATAATACAGTTGGTAATGCAATTAATGTCGGCGTAGTTGGTTCTAGTAATACTGTTTCTGGTACTGCCAGTGATTCTTTCGTAAGCGGCACTGGTAATGTGGTCAGTGGCGCTAGCAGTTGTGCTGAGGGGTATGGTACTGTTGCTAACCATAGATCTCAGCATACATTTGGCGAATACAATAGTGCTGATGAAAGCGCTGCAGCTGGAACTGCTCGTGGTAACTACGTGGAAATCGTAGGTAATGGCACTGCAGATAATGCTAGATCTAATGCACGTACTCTTGACTGGTCAGGCAACGAATGGATCAGAGGAAATTTAAAAATAGGAGGAACTTCCTATGATGATCCTAATGCCAAAGATGTTGCTACAAAAGAATATGTCGATGAACATGCAAATGATGATTTGGTTCTGAAAGCACACAGGATCGGACTTAACACAGTTCCGGAAAACTACGGTACTCTGAATGCAATTAAGCGTGCACGGCAGTTAACGGATTTACGGTATAAACCCGCCGCCGATTTTAAGCGTGGTTTTTTTGAAATGGGAGATACGTACTTTGAATCACATGGCGGGTCATACATCGGCGAGTTTTCTGCAAACACCGAGTATATTGGGGTTCCGTATTCGATAAAACATAGCGTGGGGTATGACACTTCATTCGCGGCATTTGTTACGAGCGTGGCTAATTCAAATAGCGCGGCAATTCAGGAAAGTCAATCGGCTAGTGCAGACTCCCAATCCGCAAGTTATTATGGCGTTGCTTGCATAAACCTCGTATCCTTTGCGCTGCATATTGCGGGTGCACCATCTGCCGTATATGACCAATTACCAAACATTACAAATCTGGGATATCTGAATCATTCCGGCACAAAAATGTCAGCTGCGTCTCTCAAACTGTGCGACATGTTATGGGTAACGAGCCACGTTGCGTTAATTACGGATATTGTCACCGATACATCTGGCAATGTAATTGCTGTTGAGATTTCCGAGGCTACGCGGCAAGGCAATCCGAACAAGAATGTGACTAATGGGCCGGACGGTGGTAAATGCCGCAGATTAATGATGGACATTGACAGCTTTTATAAGTGGTTTGAGGATTTCTATGTTTTACGGTATTCCAACCTTGAATCCATCCCGTATCAGATGAACCCTTATTCGCCTATGCCTGATGAGGGGACGCCATTCGCATACATTGATTATCCATGTATGCCATACGAGGGGAATATGGTCAGCTATTCGTACTTGAGCTCGCGGCTGGTAAAGGTACTTATCAACACTGCTGGCTATACGCATCTTGTAGTGTTGAAGAACGGCAACGCATTCAATGAGTATGAGATAAACGGGGCAGGTTATGTAAATGTTCAGTGCGATCTGGAAGAGGCCGAGTATTCCGCGTACCTGGTAACGAAAACGAATGACGAAGTAAGTAGCCGGTCAATTTCCTGTTATTGGTACGTTCGCCCAAATATGGCGCCAAATCTTAGTATATCTGATGGAAAGCTGATCGTCTCGATGGACATGATGCCCAAACAATTTAAGCCGTTCGGCGTTCGATTCCATGCGACCAGCACGCAGGCCCTGGAGGAAAAGGGTCACACCATTACGATTTACGACGATGATTTGACGATGACGAGCAATCAGGATGGAACAGTAAAATATAGTTTTGCGGTTGATTATCCTTCAACAAATCCAACGCGTGTGTGGATTATGATTGTATCTGAAAAGTATGGCTCAGGATCAAACATCTTCCGAATCCAAAGGACACTATAGCTACTAGTGACCATTAATAACTACCTTTTGGATGGGCGAGGGACTTATAACTCTCCGTAAATATTAGTGGTTAGAGATGCACAACTTTGAAGGGACACTATAACTACCGAATAAATTATAGCGGGAGAACTGTTATGCCAAATAACTAGATTAAAGGACACAAGCTATGAATGATCAATGCGCTGATTGCAGAATCAGAAAATTTTGCTACGAAGACGAGCCAGAAGAAGACTGGACTTGCAACAGTTATAAGCCAGATGACGACTATGTTGACTTTTTAGACGAAGGCAGACCAGAAGAAGAACTGCGTGAATTGATCGGGTATCAGCCATAAGATTATGACTTAAAGGAGGCGAAAACTAATTTGCTATATTTAGCCTTTGGAAACATAATTTTTATGATAGGATTTTTAATTGGCAAGATATGCACCAAGTTAGAAACTATTGAATAAATTATAGCGGGAGAACTGTTATGCTTTATATTTCAGAAGATAGGCAGAAGTACCAGATAATCAACTTAACCAGGGGCGATGATGCTGTACTTGAGGTGCCGCTTAAAAACATAAAAGATGAAGACTTTGCGCTTTCAGATACAGATTACTTGATATTTAGTGTCAGAGTTCTTCCGAGGAAAAGCTCAAAACTTGTACTTCAGATAGAGTCTGCTCCTGGAAGCAATAGAATTGTTTTTCGTCACGAAGATACAGCAGGACTTAAAGTTGGCAAGTATTCTGCCGAAGTTCAGATGATGTCTGGAGGCAAACGATTTACTGTTTGGCCGAAACTTACAGGTAATTTAAAGATAGACGAAACATTAAACAGAAACAATTTTATCCTGATGCCGGAGGTGGTGTACGAATGAAAAACGGGAATCCAGCGATTTACGGCACTGTTGGTGTTGGGACATACATTGTTAACGACTATGTTTTAACAATAGAAGAAACCGACAATGGCTACACTCTCACAATTAAAAAGGGAACTGAAGAGCAGGAAGTTTCTATTTTAAATGGGGCCAAGGGAGATAAAGGCGATAGGGGAGATCCGGGAGTTAGAATAACTGTAACTGGAACTAACATGCTTATAGAGCCATCTATTTCAATAAGTGTCGAAGGAGCAAATCTTATCATAAGCTAGTACGGGGGGGGGATCTGTCATGCTTTATATTTCCGAAGAACTGGACGGGTCTCAGGTCATAAATCTCACGAGAGGCGATGATGCGGCAATAGAGGTCCCATTATCAGATGAAAACGGCATGGAATATGTTCTCGGCGGAAATGACTATCTGATATTTGACGTGAGAGTTTTGCCAAGAGAAAATTCAAAGAGACTTATACATTTAGAATCAAGTCCTGGCAGTAATCGGATAGAGTTTCCCCATGAAATTACAGAGAACCTCAAAGTTGGGCAGTATTCAGCAGAAATACAGCTTATGACAGGAGACAAAAGAATTACTGTTTGGCCAACGCTAATTGGAGAAAAGAAAACAGACGACACCGTAAACAGGAAGAATTTTGTGCTTATGCCAGAGGTTGTGATGCCATGAATAATACTGTGAAGATAAATGGAAAAGTTCATAGCACTGGCGCTATAACAGGCGTAGTTGCGATCAGCAGTACTGAAGGAAGGCCGGATTCATATCATGGCGAGTATGAAGTAATTCCTAAAACAAACACGTCTGTGACTCTTGAAACTAAGGGACTTTTGATGGCTGATGATGTAGTTATTTCAAAAGTCCCTTACTATGAAACTAGCAACATTCAAAATGGCTACACAGTATACATTGGAAATGAGGTATAAAAATGCCAGCTAATACTATAAATAAAGTTATATACGGCGGTAATGTTCTTATTGATCTTACAACTGACACTGTAACTGCCTCCGATGTGCAGTCTGGTGTTACATTTCATTTGCCGTCTGGTGCAACAGCTACAGGAACATGCGATTATGACGTAGATTCATCTGATTGTACTGCAGTTGTTGCAGAAGTGCTTTCCGGCAAAACATTTGCTAAAGGCGGATTAGTTCTTACAGGTACGATGCCAAATAGAGGTGCTGTTACAGGAATAATTAATAGCAAAACGGCATATACGATTCCACAGGGTTATCATGACGGATCTGGTACGGTATCACTTGATTCCGCATCTGCAGCTAATCTTATCAGCACTAATGTACGTCAAGGCATTACGATTCTTGGTATCGAGGGCGAGATGTCTGGAACGGAAGATGCTAATCCTCAGGCTAAGACTGTTACACCTACTACTTCGCAGCAGATCATTACGCCAGACAGTCCTACGTATAATTACCTCTCCCAGGTCACTGTAAATGCTATACCATATACAGAAACAGCAAATGCAGCAGGAGGCTATACAGCAACGATTGCGGGGTGATCATAAGTGGCGATTAATAAGGTGATATTTGCTGGAAATACACTTATAGACATTAGTGATACCACAGCAACGGCTGACAAAGTTAAAAAAGGCTATAAGTTTTATGCAAAAAATGGACAAAAGATTACAGGAACATATGTGGAGCAACAGCCATGGGAGATTATTGATCCTACAATAACAGTCCAGGGTACAAAGCTTATAGTTAATCAATAGAGGTGATTAAATGCCAAAAATAGATCAAGTATCAGTAAATGGAACAATTTATGAAATAGTTCCAGAGATCGCACCGCTTTTTAGTGAAAATACGGCATATGCAGCTGGCGATTGCGTAATTAAAGATGCTGTGCTTTACAGGTTTATATCTGCTCATTCTGCAGGGGCTTGGGCCGATACAGATGCCGAAAGGATCACAATCGGAAATGAACTTGCTGATTTACAAAAAATGTCACGTGGCGTATGGGATGCTGTTAGCCGTGTGACAAATAGTAACATATTTGCGTCAGCGGGGTTTGTAACAGACTATTTCATTAACGCAAATGGCATTGAAACGTATGGTGCAGGTTTTAGACATACAGGAATTATCAATGTTATTCCTTCAAAATCGTATACTTTTACAGCGACAGCGGTTGATAGAGGTAACGGATGGACGATGCGAATCCATACGTATATTGATGGAGTGTGGTCAAGACAAATTTATGCGATTTCTGTGCCTGGTTCCGGTACGAATATTACTAGAACAATACAATTATCATCAAGTGAAAATGGTGTGGCGTTTTCATTTGTCAAAAATGCTATCATTAATAGCGTTTTTATAGGTCCCGGAGAAGAAACAGCTATTGATACGGTTGCTAGAAATAGTTTTTTAGACTATTTTAAGTGCAACAGTGCTGCCGTATTACCGTCCGGGTCATTAAACGACTACAGCGGTGTAAATGGCATATGGCTACTATCTACCAGCGGAACCTACACAGACGTTCCAGATAATCTGACAGCCGGTTTTTTAGCATGCTATTCAGTGAAGAATTTCACACTTCAGGTTTTTTATCCGTTTACACAAAATTTTATTTATAAAAGACGTGGAAGTGGCAGCAATTGGAACGCATGGGGTAAGATTATATCATCAAGTAACGGTGATATTTTAGAAACAACAAATGATGCCACTGATAGAACGTCAACTATTCTTTCAATTTTGACTTCTCAAAAAGTGTGCATATTAGGTACTGGAGTGTTTTATGTTAATAATCTAAACATGCCTGATGACACAGCTATTTTTGGCTTGGGTCCTTCTACAAAGATAATACTACTTGGGTCTGATACAACTCCTGGTTATGCCATAAAATTAGGTAGTCGATGCTCAGTTTCGAAATTGTCGATTTTAGGAAACGAAGAAGATCACACAGCGAATGCCGATAGATATTCTAAAGATACGGAATATGTGTCTAGGCATGGAATTTTGTGGCAGGGAAGCGCTTCATCAGGCGGGGATACAACTAGAAGAGCAAACGTTACAGATTGCTATATTGCAAACTTCACTGGCGGTGGAATAACGTTAAATAATACGGGGCTAAATGTTATTTCAGGAATCAATGTTTCTGATACTATAATTTGGCATTGCTACGCTGGTATAAATATTGTTTTTTATAGCGAATTCAATAGGTTCTCTAATGTTGCCGCGAGTTTTTGTCACTATGGTGCGATTAACAATGGCGGGAACAATAGCTTTGTAAATTGTGTATTTTCCGCTAACATAGAAGGAATGCTAATAGACAATTCTAATAATCAGTCAAGCAATAATTCGCACGGGTCAGTGGCAAATTGTATATTTGATCATAGCGACCAAAATTATGGAATAGGTATCCATTTATTGAATATTAGTCATGGAGAAATGTTTAGCAACTGTCAGCTTTTCTATTCAGAAATAGTAATTGAGGGAAGTAAAGGAGTTGTATTTACTTCATTAAATGCCGGAAGTGGAGAAAAAATAACCATTAAAAATTCGATCGGCGTTATATTTGCTAACAGTATGTTTAAGAAACTTCCTTTACTGACACTTTTTAATAACAAAAAACTTAGTATTAGTAACTGCATAGCGTACGAAGAAGACACCCCAGCTGATGTTATTCTTCCTGCCGTGAATATTATAGCTACGCCGGAAGATTATAGCGGTTCGATAGGCGAAACGGCTACTTTCACAGTGACAGCTGAAAATGTAGCTTCATATCAGTGGCAATGGAAATACATAACTGGGCACGATTGGGGCAACACAACCGCAGCTGGAAATAAAACAAACAGTATTTCCGTTGAGATCACAGAAACAAGGCTCACATACGAATACCGATGCAAAATGACCGATTCAAACGGAATAGATGTATATACTAGCCCAGTAAGAATTTCTTCAACATAAAGCATTACTTCAATAACTAGCAGTAGCATCTTAGCAACCATTACAGGCTCGTTAAGATGCTACTGCTTTTTATATTTAAGAAATGCCGTGATGAGCAGGATAGGGGAAGCAAACAATTTAATACAAATCCTAGGCAGCATTAATAGAAACTTCTTGCATGCATAAATAAGTGAAGATTCGCGGCATTTCTTTTGTAACTTATAGATGCGCATTTCTCAGTAGCAAAAGTTAACGGTTTCTTTCAAAATAGGAGGTATTTTTATGTCTCTCGTAAATGAAAACGGCGGTATGGTTATGCCTGTTGGCCCGATGTATGGAAACGGTAACGGTGGCAGCTTCGGCTTTGGCGGTGATGGCTCCTTCTGGATTATCATTCTGTTCCTCTTCGCTATGTTCGGAAACGGATGGGGCGGCTGGAATAACGGCGGTAATGGAGGCGGAGTTATTCAGATTGATAATGGCATGCAGAGAGGCTTCGATCAGCAGGCTATCATGAACTCTCTTAGCGGCATCAACTCATCTCTGTCTGCTGCAGAAGTTTCAAGATGCAATACTCAGGCTAACATCCTTCAGACTCTGAACCAGAATCAGTCTGCAGCTAATCAGGCGATGAATTCCCTTGCGATGAGTCTTCAGAATTGCTGCTGCGAGAATAGAGCTGGACTTGCTGACCTTAAGTATACTGTTGCGACAGAAGCATGCAGCGATCGTCAGGCAGTAACCAACGCCCTTTTCGACGTAACTACTGCTAATAATGCTAATACCCAGCAGCTTATGAATACTATCAACAACGGTATTCAGGCTATCCAGGATAAGCTTTGCCAGCAGGAGATCGAGGCTCTTAAGACCCAGAATCAGAATCTGCAGACTCAGCTTAACATGGCTAATCTTGCAGCTTCTCAGGGTAACCAGACTGCTACTATTCAGGCAGGGCAGAGAGCTCTTGCAAACGAGATTGAGCAGTATGTGCTTCCGACTCCGAGACCTGCATATGTAGTTCAGAATCCGAATTGTTGCGCTCAGAACAACTTTGGGTGCGGCTGCGGCTGCGGAATGGCGTAAGGAGGGATAACTATGGCAGAATTTACTTATAATCCGGTGCAGCTTATAGCACCTGCTCAGAATGCTATTTTTAATACTACCATTCCGTGCAATAAGGGCTATGTCTTTCACAGAAACGAATCCGGAATTGTAATTCTCCGTGGTATCGTGAACAACGCCTGCTCCTGCTTTGCCAGGTATCAGGTGACGTTTAACGGCAACATCGCACTTCCTGAAGGAGCTACTGTAGGTCCTATTGCTGTTGCGCTGTCCATTGATGGAGAACCGATTCAGACGAGTAGAGCCATTGTTACACCAGCAGCTGTAGACGAATACTTTAATGTAACGTCTACAGCATTCATCACAATTCCTAGAGGCTGCTGCTTCAATGTGGGAGTTGAGAATGTATCAGTAGGCGCTACTGCAGCTGATCCGGCTCCGTCTATTAATCTTCAAAATGCCAACCTTGTTGTTAGCCGCGTAGCATGAAAGGAGTGAGAAAGCCATGAAGGAACTTGAAAACCTGAAAGAAATGTATCTTGACGAGATCAAGAAAATTAACAAAAAGGGCGAACTTACTCCAACTGACGCAGAAGCTGCTAAGAAAGCCCTCGAAGCTATTACCATGATTGATATGATTTGCGACAAAATGGAAGACGATGATACGTATTCCGAAAGATCGTACAGAAGAAATCAGAGTGGTAATAATATGAGTCGTCATTATCCTATGCCTGATATGGGATACGGTTATGGATACGACGACGGAAGATACAGCAGTAGATACTCTAGTCGTAGAGGCAGAGGTTCAAACGGGAGATACGTGTCAAGATCTGGTGATGGCGTTGACAGCATGATCAGAAAGCTTGAAAACATGAAGATGGAAGCCCCTGACGATGAGACCCGTTATGCTATTGATTTAACAATAGAGAAACTTGAAAACTATTAAGTAGCGATTTGCATGGAGATGATGCCAAATGTCTATTCTTGATATTTTTACTGAAATGTCGGCTCATATGCTAGAAGGAATAATGTTTCATGAGTCCCTTATGAAAGCTTATATGTTTTTAAACCTTCCCGGGTATGCCGCTTGCCATGAATACCACTATCTTTCTGAGACGGCAGGGCACATAAGACTTAATAAGTATGTTAGTAATCACTTAAACAGTCTTATTATGCCAATTCCCGATAGCACTAAACAGGTTATTCCGGCTTCATGGAAGGGATCTAATAGAAGTGATATTTCGTCTCAGGTTAGATTAGAGGCTATAAAGTCTGCTTTTCATGAGTGGGTTATTTGGGAAGAAGATACTGTAAGACTTTATGAGAGGCTATACAATGAAGCATTAGAAATAAGCGAAATTCCAGCGTCTGAGTTCATTAAGAGTTATATTTTGGATGCCGAAGAGGAAATAGCTTATGCGAGGAACGATCTTATCAGTAAAGAAGCAATAGACTTTGACATCGTCTCTATTTTCGAGGAGCAAAAATTCCTGGAGGGAAAATTCAGGAAAAGAATCCGAAAAATAGGAGATGAAATTAATGAAGATGAGTAATAAAGTCTATGATATTTTAAAGTTTATTGCCCAGATAGTTCTTCCTGCTATTGCTACTTTCTATGTTACGATAGCAGGAATCTGGAATCTCCCCCTTGGTGATGAAATTAGTAGAACTGTTATGGCAGTTGATACGCTTCTTGGCGCTATCTTGATGATATCTAGTGCCAATTACAACAAAGATGAGTTAGAGGTGAAAGACGATGGCAAACATAGCAGATAATCTTAAACGTTTGTTAGGCACTGAAGGTCATAATATTCAGGAAGTACTTGAGAATGCTGATAGCATTGGTGGTGGAACTGGTGACATTCCTATGATTGAGTTTACTGTAGACGATGATAGTCATTGGCATGTAAGTCAAACTGTTGGCTTTGAAGACGCTGAAACTTATGCTGGTATGTGTATTATTAAAACTAATACATTCATGAGCATTGGAAATGCTGCAGATGGCATATACTGTATTATTTCGGGTGCTAATGAATCAGCACTTAATATTGGCATTATTAGTGTTCATGACGGAGCGGTTGACAGTTACGATTACGAGTTACAACTCTCATAAAGTTACAGGCGATAGTTGAGAAATCAGTTATCGCCTACCTTTTTAAAAACAATGTTTATATTTCATAACGAAAATCCGGATAAGAGACGTACTATAGATTGTGTTATTAGAGGCGTTTCTTTTGTTTTAGGACAAGATTGGGAAACAACCTTTATTCACATTGCAGTTGAATGCATTAAGTTTCATGATATGCCGGAAGCTAATTATATATGGGCAGAGTATTTAAGGAGTCGTGGTTTTAAGAGATACATGATTCCTGATACCTGCCCAAATTGTTATACAGTGAAAGACTTCTGTAGAGACAATCCGAAAGGAACATACCTACTTGTAATTATAGGATGGGGTGGTTCAGGAGGTCATGTTGTAGCTGTAAAAGATGGAAACTATTATGATATTTGGGATTCTGGAAATGAAATCCCAACATACTATTGGGTAAAAGAAGAGTAACTATAAAATTTTTTATTAAGGAAAAGCAGGGTTTCCATATGCTTTTCCAAGTAGGAGGATCACAATATGGAAGTTCTTGCGTATATGTCTGCGCACTGGGTTGAATGGCTTTTTATGATCATTACAGCCGTAATTGGTTTTGGTTATAGAGCTGTTCTTAAGAAACTGTCAGAAGAAAAAACTAGAAACGAAGCTATTGCAGAAGGTGTGCAGAGTCTATTAAGAGAGAGTATTGTATCTAGTTATAACAAATACAACGAGAAAGGCTATTGTCCGATTTATGCCAAAGAAAGCACAAAGAAAGTTTATGCTGCGTATCACAATCTTGGCGGAAATGACATAGCCACGAGCATTTATAACAAGATTTTAAATATGGATGAAGAACCGAAGACAGCTGACGAGAAAGGAGATAAGTCATAATGCCTTACAACTATGGAAATTACTATGGAAACAATAATGGTTATCAGATGAATAACGCACAGTATGGCTATCAGAATCAGATGCAGCAGCCACAGATGAGCTATCAGCAACCGCAGCAGATGAATTACCAGCAGGCATATCAGATGGCTCCTCAGTCACCTCAGGGAAATCAGTCAATCATTTGGGTTCAGGGAGAAGCAGGGGCTAAAGCGTATCCTGTAGCAGCTGGTCAGTCAGTACTTCTCATGGACTCAGAAGACGCGGTTCTTTATGTTAAATCAACAGACGTGACAGGCAGACCTCTTCCGATGGAAAGCTATGATCTTGTAAAAAGAGAGTCTGTTGTAAATGTTCCGCAGATTTCTCAGAGGGCATCGTCTCAGGGGCAGAATAGTCAGATGATTGACACAAATGAATTCGTGAAGGTGTCAGATCTTGAAACAAAAGTAAATGAGATGGTATCAAAAGCTGTAAATAAAGCGCTCAACGAGTAAGTGGAGGTGACAAATATTGGGCAATCCGCTTTTTAGTAGATTCAATCAAAATGGGAGCAATTTTATGCCTCAGCATGGCCAGAATCCGATGAATAACATGATGGGGCTTATGCAGAAGTTCAATCAGTTTAAGAACAACTTTCAGGGAGATCCGAGAGAGCAGGTGCAGCAGCTTCTTAATTCCGGTCAGATGAGCCAGGAACAGTTTAACAATCTTAGCGCTATGGCATCTCAGTTTCAGAACATGCTCGGGAGGTGATATTTATGGCGAATATTACACCATATCTTAATAAGATAAAATCTGCCGTGTATGGTGAAGAAGTTAGGGGTTCTATTCACGACGCTATTCAGGCTATAAACAATGTTGTAGATTCATCTGATCAAGCGCATCTTATGAATAGTATTGCACCTACGTATGACACTGTTAGTAGTTCAACTAAGTACAATGTCGGCGATCTTGTTTTTAGAGCTGACGGTAGTGGCAGGCTTTATATGTGCAAAGTAGCTACTACCGGCGGAATTGATTTTGTAGGAGCAAATTGGGCAGAAGTGCCTATTGCAACCATTCTTGGCAATTACGTAGAAGTTAATCAGTTCAGATTTGATTCCAATGCTAGCGAAACAATAATAAGCGGCAAGTCTTGCGATGAATTAACTACTTCAAATGTGTGGTATGTATGGTGTCGTAGTGGTGTTCCAGTAGTTATAGATTTTCCAATAAATGGACCTGGCTGGATTCGTGTGACTGCAACCGGAGCTAGACTTATTCAGCAGGTATATCCGTCAGATCCCGCAAGATTTCCGTACCGTTTATACAGAACAAGAGACGGAAGAGACAGCGCTGGAAATAGTAGCAGTGCTTCTGGATCAACCAGATGGAGTGAATGGCTTAGGATACCTTTTGCTGACGGCGTAGCATCAGTTGAAGGAACTAAGCTTGTTCTTGGCTAACAGAATGCACAAAAACTGCATCATCTATAATAGAACGGATTAGATAGCTGAAGATAGAAAGGAGGAAAGCCGGAGTTACCTTCAGTTATCAGATCGATCATGAGGGGCTGTATTAATTACGGCTCCTCTTTTTTTTTTTCAAAGTAACAAAATCTCCATCTCTTTTAATAGAAAAGGATTCGTGAGACTTTAAAAAGTTGGAACTCCA